CAATCGTTTGTTCATTGTTACATCACTTCCTACTACTAATCGTGAATTCATCGATGTATCATAGGTTACAAACAAATTACCATTGAACGAAACATCACCCAATGTAAACAATCGTTTGTTCGTTGTTACATCACTTCCTACTACTAATCGTGAATTGAACGAAGTATCATAGGTTACAAACAAATTGCCATTATGTGATGTGTCGCCCAATGTAAACAACCGTTTGTTCATTGTTACATCACTTCCTACCACTAATCGCGAATTCATTGAAACATCATAGGTAACAAATAAATTACCATTGAGTGAAACATCACCCAATGTAAACAACCGTTTGTTCATTGTGACATCACTTCCCACTATTAATCGCGAATTTAACGATGTATCATAGGTTACAAACAAATTACCATTGAACGAAACATCACCTAATGTAAATAACCGTTTGTTCATTGTTACATCACTTCCTACTACTAATCGTGAATTCATTGAGACATCATAGTTTACATACAAGTTTCCATTTAATGAAACATCACCACTCGCAAATAATCTACCGTTCAAAGATAAATCTTCACTAACTATCAATTGATAATTTGTTGTTGTAGTATTAATAATATTTTGATTTTGATATTGTTGAACATTTAATCGTCCTTTTATTAAAATATCCTTATTGATAGTAACATTACCATTTAATAATGTATCATAGTTTACAAACAAATTACTATTGAAGGAAACATCACCCATTGTAAACAACCGTTTGTTGATTGTTGTATCACTTCCTACTACTAATCGTGAATTCATAGAAACATCATAGTTTACAAATAAATTACTATTGAGCGAAACATCACCCAATGTAAACAACCGTTTGTTGATTGTTGTATCACTCCCTACTACTAATCTCGAATTCATAGAAACATCATAGTTTACGATTAAATTACCATTCAATGAACTATCATAATTTACTATTAATTTACCTCCTTCTGTAATGGTTAAATCACCTCCTATTTGAGAACTACCACTTATATCAAAAACACTATTTTGAGAACGATTAAATAAATTTGGTAAATAACAATAATATATATTACTTAACCCAATTGTTGATGTAGAATTATATGTTTGAATTATTTTAGATACAACGAATGAATTTATATTTGGCATATAAATTGTTTTTAATGAATTACCTAACCCATTTAATATATTTGAATTACCACCACTATTCAATAATAAATCTGGAATTATATTCCAAGTCACATAACCATCATTTGTATATATTATTTTTCCATTCTCTCCTACTGCTACTGCCCTGAGTGTGTCATATACATAACACATATTCAAATTAATATTAGTTAGTATTACATTATTCCAATTATTACCACCATCTTTCGTATAAGAAATAATACCATTTCCAACTGCTACAGCATATGAATTATCTAATACATTAATATGCTTATATGTATTACTTGATACAGTGGAATTAATATCGATTGCATTATTCGATAAATTAAATCGTTGAATTCCAGAACCAACAAAGTAAACATAGTTTGAATTACCATCAACAAAATTAATTGTTTTACTATTAGTATTAGTAAAAGTTGTAAAATTACTGGAAGTTATATTTATAGAATTTGTATTATTATTATCAACATCAAAATAACCATAATTAAAACCGGTATATACTAAAAAGACACGATTGGTTCCATCATTTTTTTTTGATATGAAAATATTATATAAATTATTATAAATATTATTAATAATAGTATATTTTTTCCAATTACTTCCACCATCATTACTATAAAACAAAAAATTATCATTTGCGCCTATAACAATAAAATTATAATCATACACATATACACACAGATTTCGAGTTGAACCAGCAAGATTATCTATAGTATTGTTAACAATTGATAGTGTCCAATTCATTCCACCATCATTTGTATAATATATATTCTGTATATATGGTAAAGTAATTGCACTTGGTGTTCCTACTGCTATACCAAATAATTTATTTGTTTTAGAAAAAACAACATTTAATATTTGAAAACTCATATCTTGAACTTTATTGATTTCACCATTTGTAATCCGTGTTGCACCATTTATATCCATTACATAATTTTCAGTACTTGGTGCGTGTTTATTAATTCCTATCGTGCTATAATATTTTTCTTTTGAATTACTCGAAACGATATTTTGCGATGGGGTATACTGATTTTGACTATTATAAACACCAATTGTTCCAAATGACCGCGTTGTATCGTTAACATATGACCCACCGCCTATTCCTAACCCTAATTTGTTTGGGGTTATTATATTCATAAAAGTATTCGAACCATTATCATTACTCACTAACGACAATGCGTTTCCTTTATTATAAGAATTATTATTATATACATCATATAAGTATCTTCCTGCTGAAATATCATAAATAACCATTGTTTCATTGAGTAAATTACTCGAACCATCACGATTTGTTACGTGTAATCTCGAATAAATAGTAGTATTCGGTGCAATTAAATTCAATAATGTATTTGCACTTATATCGATATTTGCATTCGATATTAATTTTAATGCCCCAGCACTCCTAATATTACCTGTATTATTACTACTAATATCTATATTCGAACCACTGTTTATATTTATATTGGACGAATCAAATTGTAATGTATTTGTAAAAGCCGATACTCTTGCGTCTGAATTCACTATACCACTATTCTGTTGTGGTTGTGGTGTCTTGTTTGTTTTGAAAAAATCGATATAAGAATTATTATTTGCGTCTACACTAACTATTATTCCATTAGTATTCGAATTTTGTGCAATAATATTTCGAGCAGTTGTAGTAGAAGACCGTAATATAAAGTTACCACATATATCTAATGTTGGAGTTTCAATATTAATACCACCAGTTATTTCAGATATTGTTAAAGAATTACTTAACCCATTATTCCCGATTGTTATTTTATTTAGAACAGTCGCATCTTTTGTTGTTAAACTATTATTAACAGTTAAATTTTGTCCAGAAGTTATATTTTGGGTGGTTAATAAAGAACCTTCTACACTAACAGAATTCGGAAATTTAGTTATATCAGTTACTTTTTGCCGTAATAAAACTTGGTCTGCGACCAATGTTCCTATTGTTAAATTTTTGAATCTATCTGTTTTACTTACTCCACCATATTTCTTCCACGATTCATTTGACATAGTAATTATATATTATACAAATACTATGTATTTTATTTTATCGTTTATTCCTTTTTCGTGTTGATTTCTTTTTATTCGTTTTTCTTTTTACCATTTTTAACATCTTTCTTTTTGAGTATGGAGTTTTTCTTCTCGATAATCTTTTATTTACAGGTTTTGTAATATTCATAATATATACTTTATTTTCACTAAATTGTTCAGTTGGTTTTATCATATTTACATTACTATAATAAATTGGTTCTCCATTTATACTACCTTCAATGAGAACTTCACCATTTTTTTTGTATTCATTTATGTTACTATCTTCAATTACATGTCCATTTATAACTTCATAATGTTGTTGTCTCTTGAAACTTTCAAATTGTTCTCTGTTACCTTTTGGTTTTTCTAAAATTTCTATAATGTTCATTGTATATATTTTACGAATAATTTTTTCTTTATGTTGAGAACATTTGTTTTATAAAATGTTATTTTATTATTATAATTTTTCTTGTATTTTTCTGGTTTTATTTTCTTGTATTACTCTATTTTTTTTGATATTTTTACTTTTATTTTCTATAAAATGATAAATGTTCTCTTGATTTTCTATAAATTTATCCACTATTTCTTGATAAAAACTACGAAATTCACTTCTTTTGTTTTTCATATCTTCAATAGAGAACCAATTAATTTCTATCTTTTCAAATAACTTTGTTTTACTGAGAACAGTTTTATCCATTCTTTCCCATAAAAAACGATGATTATTATTATAATATTTTGGTAGGTTCTCATCATACTCTAAAAAAAATATATGAATATGATAAGTATTATGTTGTATTTTGTATATTCCACCGTTTGTATGAATTAATTTCTTGATTTGTTTTCCATCTCCTAAAAATCCAGTTAATTCTTCCCCACCTTCTCTCATTGCTGTTGAATAAGGGGTTTCGCCATTTTCAACACCACCACCAAAATCAGACCATCCTTTTGCACTATCTTCCATTGGGTTCTCTTTTCCAAATAAAAAATATAGTTTATTATTATGAATTGTTACTGGTAAAATACTCCCTGCTACCATTTATATATTCGTTATATTTTTATTTATTCTGTTATTATTGGTTGTATTCATTTCTTTATGATAATAAAGTCATTTCCTAAATATTATCTTTATTTTTCTTTATTTTCTATTTCGGATTGTTCTCCTTTTCTTTTTATTGGTTATTTTTTTTGTTTTGTGTTTGTTTTTCTTTGAACCACCGGCATTGCGTTCTATTTCTTCAAAATCATCTTGTTCATCTGGATAAATTGTATTTTCTCCTATTTCACCATATTGAGAACCAGTGAATATTAACACATTATCTCCATCTGCCTCTTGTTCTAATCTTATAAATTTACCGACTATTATATCTCCTAATTTATATTTCTTCCCTTTTTTTAATTCTTTATAACTTACCATTTGTTATATTAGTATTTTACTATATTACTATATTAGTATAAAAAAAAGTTTATTATTTATTTTTTTATTTTTTTTGAGTTGTATAATAAACCTATAGTTTCACCACCTTGATATTTTTATCTTTTTGTTGAAGTTCTTTCACTATTTCTATGTTACTTTCATACTCATCTTCCTTTAATTCAAAATCACTAAAAGGATTAACATTTATATTGGAATAATCTACTTTGGGTATATTATTATAAAATTCAATTACTTTTGGATTAGCACGAATTTTATGTGGTTCAAACGCTGATAAATATAATCCATCTAAACTTTGTATTCTTGATAATGCTACATATGTTTGTCCATATTCAAATACAGAATTACCAATATCAATCTCAGCCATTGCTAACGTCGCACCTTGTATCTTATGTATTGTCATTGCCCAAGCTAAACATAATGGATATTGCCCAATCGCTATACAAGGATATTCATCACTTTGCCAAAAATGGGGCTCTATATTACGAATACAACCATTCGTAAATCTCACCACGATTTGTGTAGTATCACCTTTTTCTACTATTTCTACTATTTTACCTTGAGAACCATTACAAATACCACTATCTATATCAATATTTGCTGTGCATAATACAGAAGCACCTTTTTTCAATGTCAATAATTGGACACATGGACTATTACTTATTAAATAATTTGTTTCGATTTCTTTATCTTTTTCGGTCATTTTATCACATTTTATGAATTGTTCTGGTGTTAATAATTTACCAGTTTCAATATTTGTTCTACAGTTTTTTTTAACACAACATTCAAATTGATATTCATCTTCGTCCAATTTTTCGAACATAGCATTATTTAAACAATCTACTTTGATTTTTATTGGAAATAATTTTGTTGGTGTAATTCCACCATATTTTACTGGGTCATAATCACGCTTTACACATTGTTTCAAAATTGCGGTGTTATCATCATCGATATAACCACGACGGATTTGTGATAATATTTTTATATACAATGGGTCTTTTTGTCGAAAAACAGTTTCTAATTCAATATGGTTACATAATGGAAAAGTCTTTATCCATAATGGACTTTCAAAACAAAATCGTTCTGTATCTGGTTCTCCATATGTTCCAACGGGTGGTAATTGGAAGAAATCACCACAAAATATTAGTTGTATTCCACCAAATGGTAAAACCGAATATCGGGTTCGTTACCGATTTCATCCAATAATTCGGAATATTTTTTCCGACATCATACTAACTTCGTCTATTATTAATACCTTTATACTTTGCCATTGTTTCTTCAATCGACTACTTTTTAATACTTGGTCTATTATTATTTTTCTATCACCACGAGCTACTTTAATACCACTCCATGAATGGATTGTTTTACCACCACATTTTAATAAAACCGCAGCACAGCCAGTGAGTGCGCATACTTGAATTGATTTTTTACTTGATTTTGAATAATTTACAAAATGTTGAATTAATTTTGATTTTCCTGAACCTCCTGGACCAGTAATAAATAAATTTTCTCCTTTTTTGAATTTATCAAAAGCATATTGCTGTTCTGGAGATAATGTTTCTGTCATTACTAATTTGGATTATCTTTATGATGTTGTATCTTTATATATTAGTCTTTAGTAAGACAAATATATATTTTTCAATTTTTCGGGAATTTTCTTTTTCCTTTCTTTATTTTTTTTTCTTGTATTTTATTCATATTCAACTTCTAAACATAATGAAAAATCCATTCCATTCAATGAAATTGGATAACCAAATTCGTTCAATAATTGTATATTGATTTTTTGTAAATCTATTTTACCACTATAGGTTCTCTCATCACTAATTAATAAACCATTAAACATATTTGCTGTCATTATTGTATTAAAACCATAGTGTGCTTTATCTAAACTTATTCTTGATATGATTGATTTGTTTATTAATGATGTTGGTAATGGTGTAATAAATGAATTAGGGTTACTTTTGGTGAATTCATCAATTGCTAAATATAAATATTTATTTACATTCAAATCTACATAGACTTCGGAATTAGTATAATTTGGAATAATATTAGTAAAATCCAACATAGTAATTGTATAAGATAAATTTCTATAACCCAATAACCACCCTAATTTGTTTTTGAAATTATATTTATCAAAATTACCATATTTATCTATTGCAAAATCAATAGTCAAATTATAATCTTGGTCGGGATTATCTATATTAGGTCTTAATCTACGATAAAATCTTGAATGATTACCACTTATATCAAATACTAAATAGCTGGTATTTGTATTATATGTTAACCTTATCTGGTTATTGATTACTGTTTGTAATCCATTTAAATCATATTGACCATCGGGTATTGTAATTACATAACTTATATTATTGGCTTGTATATTTGATAATTTGAAATAATTATTACCTAATGCTGCTGATATATTATACATTGTCATTGGTAATTCAATTGATTTTACTTTCAACTTTTTGATATCGTTTATTTTTTCAGGTAATGTTAAATTAAAATTTACTAATTCATTATAATTATATTCATCTCTAAATCTTGTATCTATGTTTATATATTTGGTTTTACTTGGTTTATGAACATTTGTCATTACCATATGACTACCATATTGTTTCACTTTTGGTTCTAAAAATAATTCTTGATTTTCAAAATAATTACTCATTGGATATAATATATAAATTTATTTTTTATATATTATTTACTACATATTGTTTTTCGGTTAAATGGTTCAAAAATTATATACTTTTGCTATGGATGATGTTGTGCCAGTTATTACATCACTATCATCACCTGTCATACCTTCGGTCATTCTAATATTTTTTATTCCATTTACTAAAATGAATGTTCCAAAAAATACTATTAATAATAGGAAAATTATATTCTTTAATTGAAAAATAGTGTTCAACATTTATATATTTAAAATATATTTTTATTTTTTTTTTCTTCTTTTTCTTAATTTCTTCTTTTTCTTCTTTTGTTCTCTTTCTTCTTTTGTTCTCTTTCTATTTTTTTTCCTATTTTCCACAACTTGCACATTTGGTAGTAGTATTCATTAAACGGTCAATCATATTTATTTTGAATGATTGATTGATTATATCCCTTTCCAAGTTTT